CCAAGATATTCCCACTTTACACCTTTTTCTCCTAGTTTGTCAACTATTGAATTTTCAATAGATTCAACATTATCCTCCGCAAAAATTTCAAATTCTGCGTGATATTTATAAGCATTAATTTTAACTAGGAATTTCTTCATTCTCCACCTTTATTTTGTAATTGTGGCGGAACAATGTCCCGCCACAAAAATTATGATTTATTACGTTGCGTTTGACCCGAAGGCACCTCTAGGATCAGAGAATCCGAAAACGTATCTCTCTCTAGCTTTGTACCTTACGTTGCCTGTATCAAAGTCACCTTCCATCTTAGTAGTGATAGGTGCTCTTTCGAAATGTTTCATCCCATTAGGAACATCTGTTTTAATGAACCATTTTTTCGCTGCTGTTAAGTAGTGGTTAACTGCGTATCCTTGCGGAACCATTCCCATACTTTTGATAGCGTTGATGTCATTATCAGCTGTACCTGTTCTACCTTCAGACTTCATAAGTCTTTCAGCAGTAAATTGAAGCGCAGAAGGAATTATCATTTTAACTCCTTGAGCTGCAATTTTTAGGCCTCTTTCATCAGTGAACGCTGCGATGTTTATTAGCGCCTCTTCTAATGAAGTTTCGTTAAGTTCAGCAGGAGTAGTTAACTCATTTGAAAACGAACCAGCTAAAGTAGGGTGTTCTGTGTCGAACAATGCTTTGCCATCACCACCAGCATAAGCTGCTGTGAATCCGTTATTCAATACTGCTGCGCCTTTGATATTCTTAGTAGACGCCATAGATCTTGCTAAAGCTTTTGTATATCTAGACGCAAGTCTGTCATACAAGTTATCTTCAATAGCTTCTTCTGTTATAGCGAATGCTAATGCAATCGTTTCGTTAGTGTATCTCGCTGTAAAAGTTTCCTGAGCATCGTCGAAAGTTATACCTTGTCCTTCAGGTTTAACTGACGCATTACCGAAACCAGATAACATTACTTCCTCTTCGAAAGCTCTGTCAGATGATTCAGTGTCGAAAATCTCATTCCACTCGTTAGCGTATTGTTTGTACTCAAGTCCGAATAGTGCATTCAAACCTGGCTCTAGTTCTTTAACTAGTTGTGCTCTTGATATTGCCATTTTTTATCTCCTATTCTATGACTACGCTAAATAAGCGTTTGATTGTGGGTTGTAAGAGATAACAATATCTGCACCAGCAGCTGTTAGATCTTTTTGATCTTCAACATTTGCTGATCTTACAAGTTTCCACATATAGTGTGCTACACCAGTAGTCGCGACTCCGCTGATATCTAGTGTACAATCCGATTGACCGTCTACACCTGCTCCAGCATCATTTAAGTTGAAGCCTGTGTTAGTCAATGTATTGAAACTACCTATCACTACTGCTGCGTCGGCTCTAGCTACATACTCTTGTGTTGGATTAGTATTTACAAAAGCAGTAATGTCATTACTACCTGTATTGTAATCTACACTTGAAGTTTGAGCTGCTGCCAAACCGTTAGTCCAAGTTGGTTTTCCATTTGCATCAACAAAAGTTGCGCCATTGAAAACCCCTAAACTTCCGTTAGTGTTAGCTGTGTTTTTTGCCCACGCCGCACCACCAGCAACACCATCAGTCATAGCTGCCGCTGTCTGATCTTGAATATATCCAAGAGTTCCAGGGACACCTGCTGCTGTTTGCATTGCTACGGGAGCACCTTTAAAAATAGCGACAGTAGCTCCAGGAGCTGCTCCGCCTTGAACTATAAACTCAGATTGACCGCCTGTAGCTGGAGTATTTCCAACTGTCATAGCCTGTCTGCATCCATAGCCCACTGTGCTGTTATTTGCCATATTTGTTTCCTTTTTTTGTACCTGCCCCGTGAGGGGCCTCCAGTACGGTTTATATTAATTCGTTGGTTTAGGAATTACTAAATAATTAGCTTTTCTTTGTACCACCGAAGGTTACACGAGTATCGTTCTCTTTCGAGAATCTCATACTTGGGTGCTGTTCCTTCATAAGATTGGTATCTACTGCTTCTTCTTTTGCTTTATTTTGATTTTGATAATAAGCATCAATTTGAAGCGCAATCTCCTCTGGTATCCTCGCCAGCAATAGGCCACCTACCCCGATAACTCCTGCGTATCTACCTTCGCTCATCGATGGAAAATCTGAGTCCGGATATTCATCAGCTCTCACTAATTCATATCCCTCTCGGATATTTCGAGCAACATTGGACGTATCTTGATGTCCTAATATTTCTGCTCTTATCCATTGATGTCTAAAGCCTTTTGGCGCAGGCGGTGCATCAAGTGAAGTGGGTGGAGTCCAAACTTTTTTAGATTCCGTTTTGGATCTAGTCTGACTCGCACGTGAAGTTTTAATTTTTTCGTTTTCCATATGCCTATACTCCTTCCGTGATTTGTTTTTGTTTCGCATATTCTTCTAGTGGCACTCCTAATCTTTTAGCAATTGCTACCTGTGATTGAGTGAGTCTCACAGTTTTTCTGCGTCCTGTTGAGCTAGAACGTTTAGCTGAGGCTACATTCTGAGCAGGTTTTGCTCTTTCTGTAGAATTACTTTCCATCTTATCAAATTTATGCGGAAATTCAACCCTTATTCTTTTGTCAACTTCCTCATAATATTCTCTTGATTTAGGATCAAAACCTTCTTTTTCCACTAATTGTTTGTGAATATCAAAAGCCGTGTAAGTCATAGCTGAATCGTTACCAAACCAAGTATTTTCAGAGGCCCAAGCTTCCGCCATAGGATCGCTCTGTTGTGTTCTTGTTTGTTGAGGGTTTACTTTTACCTCTTTTGGTTTAGCTTCTTCAGCTGCTTTCATCGCTCTGAGTCTTGCGCCATCCATAGTCAAATTAGCAATTTGTTCTTGGGCCGCAACTTGTCCTTCAACGTCTTGAGATTCAATAGCAGTTTTAAGAGCTTGTCTTGCTGCCTGCATATTTGTTTTTACTCTTGTCTCAAACTCTGAAGTATAAGATTTATCTAATTTAGATAATCTTCCCTCTAACTCATTCTTTTGTTTGTTTGTGCTTTCAGCAAATGCAATAGCTTCTTCTTTTTGTCTTTCAGCTTCTCGCATTTTACGAGTAAGTTTAGCAATACGTTTTTGAACGCCTTCGCTATATTCTTTTACTTCGTCGCCTTCTTCTTTTTTATCAAGTTTAGTTGTTCTCTCATTTTCATAAGTTTTATCCTGAGAGTCTTCAACTTTCTCAATTTCAATCTTCTCTTCTTTAGGTGCTTCAACTTTTTCTGGTTCACCTTTATCGTCTAAATTAATTTCAGTTGCCTGTTGATCGGCTTCACCTACATCAATTAAACCATCTACTTTTTTTTCTTCGTCTGGCATAGTTCCTTCCTATGTTTATATATAATGAAGAACTGATTCAGGATCTTTAATGGTCCCTAACACTTCATCATCGTTTATTATTCGCACTTCTCCACCTTCAATTGGCAAACGCGAACCAGCATATCTGGCAAACATCACCCAATCTCCTATCTTACACCAAGGTTTATCAAATTTATCTTTGTCCTTGTATGCAAGATCTCCCATTTTTAAAACATAACCACACGTTGTGGCTATTCTTGCTTTATCTAATTGTTCTTGGGAAAATAAAATTCCACCTTTAGTTTTTTCTTTAGGTGTAAATGGTAATAGCAATAATCTATAACCAGATGGTTCTGGTAATTGATCAGCTACTTCTTGAATATTGTTTTCGTCTAATCTTGTAACGTGAGATTCTTCTTCTTTATATTTTTCTTGTAAGGCGTTCCTATGTTTTGGAACTTCCTTTTCCTTTGATGTCGATAACGTTTCCGTCATTTTGCTCCTTTTCATCTTTGTTTAGCAGGTTAGAGATTTCCTGTATTACTATTTGATAGGCTTGTGCCTGTCCTAGTAAATACTTGTATTTTTCCATACTGTCAACCCCACCTGTGATCATATTGTCACCAATCTGTTGCAAAGTTGCATTTATTCTTTTTTTTAATTTTTCTATAATTACTAGATCATCCATTATTTTTTCTTCTTTCCTTTTTTCTTAATTGGTTTACTGCCATACTTTTTAGTCCATTTTTTAGCAATAGCAGGTTCATTCTTAAATAAATAACGTCTTTGTTTTTCTGATTTAAATGGCATTAATTAAACTCCTTTAATACTTTTAATTTATCCTCGGCTTCTGCAATCTTATTTATAAGTTTATCTATTTCATCTAAATGCTGAGGATGTTCTCCAATACCTACTGAATTTTCTAAATAAATTTTAAGTGTTGCTTCTGCTGCAGATATATCAGCTTCGTATTTATCTTCTAGTGCTTGTAATAAAGCTTCTTTTAACATTTCCATCTTCTACGTGCCTGACGGATACGAGAATTTGGATCATTACGAGTTTTTGCTGAAGATCTTCTAAGTTGGCCTGCGCTTCTTGCACAGTACGACTTACGTCGATTTGCAGCTTTAGATCCTGATTTTACTTTACCAGTCACGGCTGTTTTTAGTTTTGAACCGGGATTTGCTCTTCTATAGGCAGCGACACCGGCTCGTGTCATACCTGCTCCAGACTTTGTAGGTCTGTAGTTTTTTTTATTTCGAGATATAGCTCTCTCAGCCATTATTTTTTCTTAGCTGTTTTTGCCGCTCGTTTAAATTGTTTTGCTGTGGGAGCACCTTTACTCCCAGGCTTTCTCATTTTTTCTTTTGAGCCCGCCTTGATTCGCTTACGCTTAGCGTGAATATTAGCGTATAAACCACGTTTAGCCATTATGCTTTACCACCTTTTTTATAACCCATTGCTTTAGCTACTTTGGGTGCTTTCTTTTTTAATGCTCTTAATCCTTTACCTTTTTTACCCGAAGGTATTTTCTTTTTAGTCATTACACTCACATCTCTTTCCAAATAGTTTAGTAACTATTTTTTTCCACCACTTTTTTAACATTATGATTTTTTCTTAGCCATTTTTCTAAAAGTTTTGGCTAGATTGTATCTTTTAGAACCTGGAGGACAAGATGAACTTCCAAATTTTTTACCAGTACAAGGTTTGTCTTTCCTCATACCTTTAGTAGCTTTTTGAATCCATTTGCCATCTTTAGCTGCAACTCTTCCACCACCTCTTAAAGCAACACCCATACCTCTACCGCCTTTAACAGCGCCACCACCTCTATAAATACTTTTTCTTGTCTTCATTGGATGGGCTGATGTTGGATCAAAATATTCTGGCATTATCTTACTTCTTTACCAAAACCTCTTTTAGCTATTCCTCTAGACTTAACTTTACCACCGTGTTTGTAACCTCTATTAAGTTCACTAATAACTCTGTCTTTTTCAGCACGTCTGTTTCTGTTCATTTTTTCAGCATCAATTCTGCCTAGTTCTTCTGCCAGATTCATTCTTCCTGTGTTAGCCATATTATTACCTATTTATCTTTCCGCTTTTTTTAGCTTTAGAACCAAATTTTCCATAAGACTCATCCGCAGATGCTCTTAATTGTTTCTTAGTTCTTTTCTTTTTGATTCTCATCGCGATAGATTCATCTTTTCTATCGGTGTAGCCTTGTTTTTTCTTAGCGCTACCACCTTTTTTCATACCAGAACTTCCATATGGAAATCTGACATTTGATCTTACTCCGTTTTGTCTCATAATATTTTCTCCTAATTAAGTTTTATTATAACTTATCTTAATAGACAAGTCTATTTCTTTCCGTTCCTGAAAATTTGAGTTCCCTTAATCCCAAAAACGCTCGCTACGACCAAAATCCACAAATTTGTGAACCAGCCCGGAAGCGACTGGAAATGCTCAAAAAAGATTTTTATCTTGTCCATAGCAGCCGGATCTTCCGACCAGACCCCATATGCAAGCACCAAAATGGGCAATGTGAGAATCGCCAAAATTACCTCGTCCTTATAATCTGTTTGACGGGCTTCTAATAGTTTTCCCTGGTAAGCTTCCTCACCACGAGCTTGTCGCTCGGCGTGCAATAGCTGTGCATCAGACATTGCAACTTTCGCTCTCTGCTTATTAGAATAAATTTTACTTCCAGCAGAAACGGCTAATTTAATTGCCGATAACCACATACTAGTACCAAGTTGCTTTAACCGGTTTCTTGTCTGCTCTCAAAGCTTTTGTGCCTTTGACAGTAACCGTTTGAGATTCTTGTATATTAGGAACTTCTTTTGAGATATTAACGCCACCTGTTAGGTAACCGTCTTTACCAACGCCAATACATTTTTCAGTTTTAACGTCTTTGTTCATAAAAGTTGATCCTCTTTGCCAATCTTTTCCCATAGTTTACTCCTTGTGTTAGTTATACTTAATTTTTTTTAAAATTTCTACCAAAATCGTGACGTTTACTTTGGTCGGCCATTTGTTGTTTTGCAATTGACACTCCTGCACGCAATCCAGCTAATTCTTCGTTCTGTTCTAGCTTTTCGTCGTGTTGTTGGTCGTTCATCATAGCCCTCATAGTGTCTAAATCAAGTCTTGCTTCGTTATTAGCGTTTTTATCTTGATCAGCTTTAGCTTTAAGGTCTAATTCTCTTGCTTTTAGCTTCAATAATGGATCACCACCCACTTCAGAGCTAATTTTATCTTCTTCTTTAGCATAATCCATCATCATTTCTGCAATTAACTTAGCTTTTCTTGATTCAATCTGCGAAGTTATCTGTTGAATTCGTTGTTGCATCTGAATTGCTTGTGGATTTTGCATCATTTGTTGTTGCATCTGTGGATTTTGCATCATTGGTTGTAGTTGTTGTTGAATCATTTGTAATTCTTTCATTTCTTCAACAAATTCTAACTGAACTTGTTCTTGTGCCATTATAGAAATGTGTTCAAGTATGTTTTTTTGTAAAGCCCCCATCGCCATTGGGTTATTTTGTACCATAGAGATAGACATAAAACTTAAATGCGCATCAATGTGCGCTTTGTGGTCTTGTCCCGGGAAAGCTTGAAACGGTTTTCCGCTAATAGCTAATAAATTTTCTAATGCAGGGTCCATCGGCATTGGTTTAGACGGAGGAGGTAAAATTGCATTAACATTTTTTACTCCCAGCGCATCATACATAGATCTATATGCTTGATATAAATTATGCATACGAGGATTTGATTGCGCTAGTTGTAATTGACTTTGCGCTAAAGATATTCTCTGCGTTTGAGAGAATATATTAGGATCAGCAACTGGTAGAATATCTATTCTATCATCAAAGTCTTGCATTTTAATCTCTCTACTCGCACCAACTACATCATAAGGATATACTGGTGGTAGATAAGTTTTAAATACTTCTGCTAATAATTTGAATTCTTGTTTTAAACCTACATACAATCTTTTGTGAATAGCTGACATTACTCTTGAACCTCTTTCAAGTAACGCAACTGTTGTACCGACTGCAGCTTGTTGATTCATATCGCCAACTTGCATATCAGCGATGGCCGCGAATCTTTGTGCACCTTGAACAACAATACCCATTAACTGAAGTAATGTTTGATCGGGTCCTTTAAAAGGTAAAGTCATAAACTGATCTTTAATATTGCCTCCCGGAGCGTCGACATCTCTAAACTCACCAGGTTGTAATGGCTGTGCATCGTCTCTAACTCTAATACCTCTAGATTTAAATCCAGCCGGTAAGTTAGATAAAGTTCCTGCATCTAGTAATTGTCTTAAAGCTGCTGTTGCAGTTCTAGTTAAACCGCCGATCATATGAATTAAACCAAAACCATAAAAACCAGTTCCAGGTAAAAATTTAAACTGAACAAAATAATTTATTTTTTTTCTTAATCTTTCATCAGGTCTGTAATTTCTTCTAATAGATAAAACTTTTTGATTAGATTGTGCAACAGTTATAACGTAAGGTAATTTAATTCCTGTTGGTTCGCCGTCTGCATCTCTATCTTCATAACCTTCTAAGTCTAAGTCCGTATGAATTTCATAAAGAGTGTATTGATCTTCTTGTCCATCTTTAGAAATTCCTTCAAGACGTAACTCAGTATCTTTTAATTGGTTTTCTGTAACAGGAGGTTCTCCTAATTCTATGTCTTTATAAAAACCTGCTACTTGTTGTTTTCTTAATTCGTTTTCTGAAATTCTAATTACTTGTACAACTGCTTCTGCATCTTCTAAAGAATTGGCAGAATAAGGTACCACTAAGTCATCAGCTGGAACAAATTTTGAAACAGCTCTTCCTAAAAGAGCGTCATAATAAACTTTCTTAAAAGTTGAACCGCTCAAAGGAAGGTAAAATAACATTTGGTCAAATTCTGGTTCATACTCTTTCATCTGATCCATAATTTGATAATTCATAAAATCTTTAACACGTTTTGCTTGATCTTCTTTTTGTACGGTAAGATTTCCTAAAATTTGAGTTCTTACTGGTCCATCTGCTGGTAGTAATTCTTTGTAAGCCTGTGCTTGAAATTGTGTAACTGCTTCGGCAAGTACTGGGTGATTAACACCGGATGCACCTCTAAATGGTTCTGTTCTTCTTTCGTATTTAAAACCTAAAAGTTCTAAACCGTTTCTGTATGTGTCTTCCCAATCACCTCTAGATTCTTTGTATTCTGTATATTGGTCGACTAGTTTATTTCCAAGAGGTTCTAAAATTTGATCTCCTAAAAATTCTGCTAAGTTTTCAAAGTGATCTTCGCCACCTTCTTCTGTTACAACTTTTGGATCAAACGCGATTTCAGCACCGCCTTCTTCATCCATAGTAACTTCAATATTACCTTGCTTATCTTTTTCCTCTACAATCTCTTCCTTCGCCTCTACTAATTCTTCTTCAGCCGGTACTTTTACAACCGTCTCTGTGTTTGGCAAAGCTTTGTCGATATCAGCCATTTAATTAATTCCCCTCTTTATTGAATAAGTTATATACGAATCCTTCTTCGTTTTGATATTTTTTATATTGATCATATGCAGTCATAGCCGTACTTATTGCAAGTCCCGGTAAACCCGCAAACCTACTTATACCCCTAATTGTAGCAGGATTCAATCCTAATCTCAATGCCTTGTTCAAACCACCGCTTTCTGCTATTCCACTAACTTTTGATAAAGGCTCCATAGCAGCTAAACCAATCCAGTTCAAGGGGTCTTTAGCAATTTCTTCTGTAGATTTTCCATCTTTAACTTGTTGACCTATGAAATATGAATCCAATAATGCAGTTGGTAATGGAGCTCCTACTTTTGATAGCGTCTTACCTACCGTTTTTAAAACTGACTTATTAACTTTTGGTGGTTCCTCTCCAACTTTAACTTCCATTGGATTTTCTTCTGCATATTTTTTAATATCAGATTGTGATGCGATGTCTTCGTTACCAGTTACAAATGCACCAATCTCTTTATTGTATTTAATTCCTAAACCACCAGCTAATGTTGCAGCTAAACTACCTCCAACAATTGCCTCCGTATTATCTACTTCAAGCGGTGTATCTCCTGTGGATGCAAATCTTAAATCTTCTACACCTTTTTCTAAAGCTTTAAAAGTTCCATAACCTGCTGCTACGGGTAGAGCCAGAACAGGTGCAATAGAAAATAAACGTCCAGCATTTTGAGCTATTGCTTTATTAATTTGTATTTGACCTTTACCACTTTTAACAAAAGGTTTTACATCATAAACAGTTTTTAAATCTTTTGGAACTTTAAAAGAGTAACCGTGGTCTTTATAAATTTTATCATACACATCTTCAAACAGCTCATAAGCTTCTTTATTTTTTATTGTTTTAGATGGATCATCAAAACTTATTTCCATAACTCTAACAGGCAGTTGTCCTTTTTTTAAATTTTTATTTGCATCTGCTGCAAAAGCTTTAGCCTCTGCATTGTATGCATCTGCAATTTTTTTCTTTTCACTTAAATTAGTAGTAGCCTGTATTTTAGTTTCAGTGTTTCCTAAAAGTTTATCTAATCGTTTACCTTTTTCTTGATTAATATCAGACCTGACACCTTGTAAAAAAATACTATATGGAGAGGAAGAATTACGAGATGAAGATGCTAAATTTTTTACAACATCAGTTTCATAATCGCCTGATCTAATTCTTTCTTGTATTCTTTTTTTTAAAGAAGAAAAAAAATTTTTGTTTTCCCCTATGTCCGTAGAAACTTTCATTTCGTGTAATTTTCTTACCAAAGCTCCACCCACTCCTCCAAAGTGTGCACCTTGTGTTAAGCCTTTCATAATATTACCAGCTTGTCTTGCTAAAAATTTATTAGTTAAATTTACATATTGTTTATCACCTAAATAAGCTTCCATTAATTGTCCTAATCTTCTAGCCGCTAGACTTTCATTTACTCCTAAAACTTTTTTAGAAGCTTTAATTAATTTATTTAAATTTGTTTCTCCATTTTCTATTAATATTTTAACATTAGATTTATTTAATCTATTAATGCCACTAATGACTTTTTTAACTTTGGTTGCAGTTTTCCCTGTTGTTCCGCTTGGAATACCTGTAATATTTTTAGATAATTTAGTTAAGGTACTTTTCATTCCTGAAGTTTTAACTTCAGGAAATTCTGATTTTAAAATTTCGTTAACTTGGTCTATTGTATATTTTTTACTTTTTAAAAGTTGGTTTGCTCTTTTAACTCTTTTATCAAAAGCAATTTTACCTGGGCCTACATCTGTTTTTTTTAATATGTTTACATCATATTTTTCTTTTATACTTTTTAATTGACTATCAGTTGGTTTAACATAAAAATTTTTTTTAGGGTTTTGAAACGTTGAAATTCTTCCATCTACGTTTTCTACTTTAACTTGTGTTGGTTTTTTAATACCATAAAGTTTAGCAAAATTAGATAAATTTGTTGGATCTATATCGTTTAATTTTAAAAGCTCTAATAGTTCATCAGCTCGAATTACATTTTTTGTTAAAATTTCGGCCACTATCGCCTCCTAGTGAACATCGAAGCGAGGCCGCCTTTTGAATAATCCGTTCTTCCTCTACCAGTTTTATTACTTACAGGACCGCCGGTTGTGGCATTAATACCAAACCCTTGTCCTGAATCATAAGATTGCTGACCATCACTACCTAGTCCATAATTATTTGGTCCGTGTACATTGGGATCATATTGTCTTGCTGATTCTGCTCTAGACGCTGCTGCCGCTGCCGCTGCTTTCGCAGCTTCTATTTCAGCTTGTTTCTCAGCAAACGTTTGATTAGCTGTTTGTTGTTCCAGATAAGCTGGCTCAAGAAATTTAGCTTTCCAACTTGCTATTTTTGTAGCATCCCATTTATTTTTATTTTTTTCTAAAATACCTTCTAGTCTTTCCACCTCTTTATCTAAGGCAGCTTGATAATTATTACTTCCCATTAAAGAAATTACATTCTTACCTCTCAGTACAGATTCATCTCCATATTTTAAAAGACCGGATTTAGAATCTCTACCAATCATATTATCTTGCGTTTCTAAAAAGTTTAATTGATCTTCAAACAGTGGATTATAATTTCTAGATGCTTCATTAAAAGGACTCATTGACCACGATGCCATTGCACCAGGTAAAGGTAATCTTGGTTGATTAGCTAATCTCGTTCCAAGTTGACCTCTTACTCTTGGTTTACCTAATCCACTAAAGAAATCTTTTGTGCTGTCCCACATATCACCTGCCTTACTTAAAATACCTTCTTTACGAGGTGGAATGCTTCCAAGTTCTCCAATTTCAGAAGCAGCGTAAACTTGATCGCCGATTGTTCTTGGAGTTCTATAATCTCTTCGACCTGTTATAGGTTTAACTCCTCCAGTGTATGCATCATAAAGAGTAACACCATCTGAGGATACACCTGGTGAAGTAAAAGTTTGTTTAGGTCCTAGATAAGGATAATCTGCCTTATTGTAAGGAACTCCTGGAGCTTTTTCTGTTCTAAAAGATTCCATAAATTGTTTTTCGTGTAAAGGTATTAATTCTTGTCCTATAACTCCCCCTGTTGTAGTAGATTTTGGTTGAGCTCCTTCTGTGAAAGTTAAATCTAATCCGCCCATACCTCCACCTCCGCCACCACCAATATTTTGATTTATAATTCCTGTAACTTGTCCTGTGTTACCACCACCTCCACTGCCGGAGCCATCTGGACTCCATAAATTTTGTGCTTGTAGTTTAGATTGAATCTCGGCATCCGAAGCGCCGTACGCGGTCATCGAATCGTAGATTCCTTTAGCTTCACCTTCTAGGCCGTCCCACCAATTTCCTGAACCACCATTGGCAAAATTAACTCTACCACCATTAGCTTTTTTATCTGTAAATAAAACCTCAATACCAATCGCTCCGCCGTCCGCTTGTAAAGTTCTAGTTGTCGGTTGGTTTTCTATATATTCGTTAATTTTTTTTAAGCTGTCTTTTGCTTCATCCATTTCAAATTTCATATCTTCTATTTCATCAATATGTCTTCCTTGTGTTTTAAGATCTTTTATTATTTCTTTAAACCCATCTATTCTATCTATTAAAGCATCTTTAATGGTTCTTGCTTTTCCTAAAGGATCTAATTTAGAAAAAAGATTTCCTTCATCCATATTTTTTATTTGTTCTATAGCACTCATTATTCCGTGCTTTAATAAACCACCACTTAACATTCCAACTCGACCGCCGTCCTTAGCATCGACAATTTTTTTAAGGTCCCCTAAAGGATCCATATTAATTTCTTTAATTTTAATATTATTTTTTCTAATATAATCTGTAAGAGTATCTCCTGGTTCTACCCCCACACCACTTTCAAAAGCGTCGATTACATCTCCATAAGTTTCGAATTCCATCAATAGTATTCCCTATCTGTTGGCGGCAATGGATCTTC